TCGGGTGCATCGCCGCGAAAACGCGGAAGCAGGCGTCGATCATCTACAACGAGCTGGCCGACATGACGGAGCGATCGCCTGGCCTGGCGATGGAGCTGGAGGTCGTGCGATCGACCAGGACCATCTACCACCGCGCGAGCGGGTCCAGCCTGTCGGTCATCTCGCGCGACGCCGGGGCGGCTGAGGGTCCGTCCTACTCGTTCATTTTCTTCGACGAGCTGCACACGCAACCGGACGCGCTCCTGTGGGACGCCCTCCGCTACGCCGGCCGTTCACGCCGGCAGCCGATGCTCATCACGATCACGACCGCCGGAAGCGACCGCCAGAGCCTCTGCTGGGAGCAGCACGAGTACGCCGAGCAGGTCATCGCCGACCCGTCCTACGATCCCCGGGTCTACGGCAAGATTTACGGCCCGAAGCCCGGGGAGGACTATTTCAGCCCCGAAGTCTGGCGCCGCTGCAATCCGGGCATGGGCTTCACCATGACCGAGGAATCGTTTGCGGCCGACGCGATCGAGGCGAAGAACAAGCCGTCGGGCATGAACGGCTGGCTCCGGCGATCGCTCGGGGTGTGGACGGAATCCTCGAGCCGGTGGATCGACCCGGATCGGTGGAACGCCTGCGGCAAGCCGACCGGGATCCTAACCGGCAGGAAATGCGTCCTGGGGATGGACCTGTCGAAGCGGATCGACTTCTCGGCTGCCTCCTCCATCTTCCCAAACGACGACGGGACGTTCGACCTGCTCTGCACCCTCTTCATGCCGAAAGACCGGATCGCCGAGGCCGAGAAGCGCGACCGCATGCCCTACGGCCGCTGGGTTGAGGAGGGGTGGATCATCGCCACCGACGGCGACGTGATCGACCACGCGAAAATCCGGGAATGGGTGCTCGAGTTCTCGAAAACCTACGTCGTCGAGCAAATCGTTGTCGACATCACCGGGGCGACTCAGTTGGCGGTGGAACTGCAAGGGGAGGGGCTGAAAGTCAAAGAATACCCCCAGTCTTTCCGGGCCATGTCGTCGCCGACAAAGCGGTTCGAGGCGGCTGTCCTGGAGGGAAAGATCCGGCACGGCGGCAATCCGGCGCTGTCGGCGCAGGTCGCTGCGGTGACGATCGACACGAACTGGGCCGACGACGTTCGGCCGGTGAAGAAGAAATCGACGGGACGAATCGACGGAGTCGTTGCGTCTATCTTCGCCTTCGGCTGGTGGGAGCAGGAACAGATCGTCAACAGGGCCCCGAAGCCGAAACCTGGAATCGTTGTCCTATGATCGCTCACGCCCCGCGGATCCCACGTTCCGGCCTGTGGCTGCCGGACAGCGTGACCGACAGCCTCCTCGACTCCGTGCGCGAGGAGGAGCGAAACTTCCTCTGGGACAACGACACGGGCCGGTTTCTGGCCGCAAGCCAGGGCAACCCCTCTGGCATCCGCGTCGATTCCGACGAGATGTTCCGCACGACGGTCTATTTCGCCTGCCTGCGGCTTATCGCCGAAACTCTCGCGAATCTCCCGCTGCGCGTCATGCAGAAGACCGCCAACGGGGAGCGCTACGCCGACGAGCACTGGCTCAACTGCCTTCTGCTCCACGGGCCGAACGAGACGCAATCGACCTGGGAATGGATCGGGCAGATGGTCCTGCACATCGGGACCAGCGGCCAAGCGTTCAACGAGAAGGTTTACAGCGTCGACAGCGAGATCGGCATGGAGGCTTCGCGAGTGATCGCTCTGGAGCCGCTGCATCCGACGCGGATGAAGTGCTTCAAGACGGAATCCGGCCGGCTGGGATACACATACACCGACGACAACGGCAATCGGCAACCATACCGCCAGGAGCAGGTAACGCACTTTCGGTGGCTGACCGATGATGGGGTCAACGGGGTGGTTCCATACGAGATCGCGCAGGACGCGATCGGCCTCTCGCGGGCCCTCGAGGTGCACGGGGCAAGCTACTTCGGCAACGGCGCGCGGCCCGGGATCGTCCTGGCCACCGACGCCGACGAGCTGTCGAAAGAGGCGCGCGACGAGATCCGGTACACGTGGGAGCGGGCCCACCGCGGTCCGACCCGCGCCCACCGTCCGGCGGTGCTCACTGGCGGCCTCAAGCCCATCCCCTTCGAGGGCAACAACCAGGATTCGCAGTTCCTCGAGAGCCGGACGTTTCAGGGCTACGAGTGCTGCCGTGTGCTTGGCGTGCCTCCCCACATGGTCGGGCTCCTCGACCACTCGACGAACAACAACATCGAGCAGCAGTCGATCGACTTTCTCAACTTCGCCATGAAGGCCTGGTGCCGGCGGTTCGAGACGACATTCTCGCGCGACCTGCTCACGTACTCGGACAGGCAGCTGGGTTACTACGTCGAGTTCGACACGACCGCGCTCGGCCTGGCCGACTCCGCGGCACGGGCGTCCTACTACCACTCCGGCCTGCAGGACGGCTGGCTCTGCATCAACGACGTGCTGAGGCGCGAGGGGATGAACACCGTTCCCGGCGGCGACCAGCGATTCGTGCAGATGAACATGCAGACGCTCGAGCAGGCTGCCGCCAACGCCGCGGCCGTGGCTGCGAAGAACGCCGCGACGACCGTGGACGTCAACGGTGTGCTGGCGATCCTGACGTCGGTCGGCGCCGGGACGTTGTCGAAGGCCTCCGCGATCGAACTGCTGACCGTCGCCTACCCCACCCTCGGCCGGACCGAGGCGGCCCGGATCGTCCTCGGGGCCGACCAGGCTCCCGCGCCACCGGCGCCGCCCGCCCTGGAGGGCCAGGGGGCAGCCGCATGATCGTTGCCATCGACTACGACGGCACCTACGCCCGCGCCCCGGAGTTCTTCAATCCGCTACTCGACGACGCCAGCGGGACGAATGTCGAGGTGGTCTGCATCACGCGCCGCGAGGACACCGCCGACAACCGCACGGAGATCAAAAGCACGTTCGGCGATCGGTTCCCGTTGCTGCAGGCCCTGATCCTCTGCGGCCCCGACACCCAGAAGGCCGACGCGGCGAAGGCCGCAGGCATCAACGTCGACGTTTGGATTGACGACTCACCGGACAAGATCCCTGCCGCCAGGAGCTCCCCCATGAACATCGAACGCCGGACCCTACTGAACACCGCGGTCAGTTTCCCCGCCATCCGCGTCGAGAAGCGGAGCGAGGAGGTGATGGTCGACGGCGCGCCGCAGAAGCAGGAGCGGGAGTGGTGTGTCGGCTGGGCTTCCGTGTTCGGGCTCCTGTCGCTCGATCTGGGGGACTTTGTCGAGCGGATCGACTCCAGGGCCTTCGACAAGGTGCTCGCCCGCAGGGGCCAGGATACGGTCGAAACGCGGGCCCTCTGGAACCACAACGCCGACTATCCACTCGGCCTGTTCCCCGACACGCTTCTCCTGGCCACCGACGAGCGAGGCCTGCGCTACGAGTTCCCCTTCGGCCGGGCCAGCTACGCCCAGGACCTCCGTTTCAACATCGACGACGGGATCGTGAAGGGATCGTCGTTCGGGTTCGTCGTGGCCCCCGGCGGCGAGCGGTGGACGAAGGAGGAGGGGCGGAACGTCCGGACCGTGACCGAGATCGAGGCCCTCTACGACGTTTCGCCGGTGACCTTCCCGGCCTACCCCGACAGCGACGTTGCGGTGGCGAAGCGATCGTTCCATCACGCGATGCAGTCTGGCCTGGTGAAGCCCTCCTCGCCGCCACGTCCGCGTCGCTCGATCGCCCTGCGGGAGTTCCTGAGCGCGCATGGTCGCAAAGTCGGGTGACACCTGCCCGGCGTGCCGGGCGGGAAAGATCGGCACGGTGTCGAGCCTGCGCTGCGGAGAGCGACAGGTGCGATACCTGCGGTGCGACCATTGCGGCATGACCGGGAAGCAGATCGTCGCGGCCGGAGAGCTGAGGAAACGGCGCGGCGTTCAATAAAAGACCACGCCATCGAACTGCAAGGGACGGGGGTTCTGTCGGGAAAGTGCGACCACGCGACCAACGCGCGACACCGCACCCGAACAGGAGCCATCCCCGTGGCAGCTTCCCAGGTCAAGGCCCTTCTCGACGAACTGACCAACGTGCTCGCGGAGATGGGCGCGCTGGAGGACACGGTCCCCGAAGGGGAGTCGATGTCCGACGAAAGCGTTGCCAAGATGGAGACGCTCTCGGAACGGGCCGAGAAGATCAAGGGCCGCATCGCATTCCACGAGCGGATGGACGCTCGGCAGAAGGAGTTGCGCGGCGTGCTCAACAAGGGAGCCCCCCTCGGCAAGGGCCGCTCGGGCGATCCGGAGGACGAGGAGGAAGGCGACAAGGGCGGCGACGGCGGGAAGACCACGGAGCCCCGGAAGGTCTTTGCCATCCCCCGCGGCGAGCAGCGGTCGAAGGTCTTCCGCGGCCCCAACGCCGACGAAAACGCCTTCCGCGCCGGCATGCACCTCCGGGCCTACGTCTTCGGCAAGGCCGATGCCCGGCGGTGGTGTGAGGAGCACGAGGTCCGGGCCCAGTCCGGCTCCGTCAACGCCCTCGGTGGTGTCCTCACGGCCCCCGAATTCGGGACCGAGGTCATCCGCCTGGTCGAGGAGTTTGGCGTTTTCCCGTCCGAGGCCAAGCGGCGCAAGATGACTTCCGACCAGCAATTCGTCCCGCGACGCGTGGGCGGATTGACTGCCGTGCCGATTGGGGAAAACGACACCCCGACGGAGTCGACGATCACCTACAACCAGGTCGAGCTGGTCGCAAAGCTCTGGGGCATCGGAAACCGCACGCCGAACAGCCTGATCGAGGACAGCCCGATCTCTCTGGCCGACGAACTGGCGATCGAAATCGCCCTCGCCTTCGCGCAGGCCTTCGACGATGGCGGGTTCATCGGCGACGGCTCGCCGAAGTACCACGGCACGCTCGGGGTCGTCCAGGCTCTCACGAACCTGGCCAGCGCCAAGGGTGTCGTCACCGCCGCGGCCACGCACACCACCTTCGACACGCTCACGCTGTCGGACTTCACTGGCGCGATGGCCCGTCTTCCGGTCTACGCCCGGCGGAACGCGAAGTGGTACATCAGCCCCTACGGCTGGGCGGCTGGGATGGCCCGGATCATGGTCACGAACAACGGAAATCGCAAAGACGACGTCAGCGGACCGTTGCCCGACACGTTCCTGGGCTACCC